CGCCGCTCACAAAACTATCCCCGTACGTGTACGTCGTCGCCACCCCGGCCGACGAACCCGCGGCCGGCCCGCCCCAGTACAAGCCCCAATGCAGACCCCATCCGGCGCGGTCCACGCGGATGTCGTGCCGTTGCAGGCTGGTCAGACCGCCTCGGCTGGATTCCAGTTCGATGCGCAAGGCGTCCTGAAGGGTTCCGTTCTCGGCCTGCTCGGTGGCGGCCGGGTAGGTGTAGGTCGTCCCGGTCAGGCCGGATTCCGTGTGTTTCAGAATGCCCGCCGCGTTGTAGATCCGCAGCGTATAGGTCTGCCCCGCCTCCGGCCCGATATTCCCGGCATCTTGCTTTACGAACCCGGCGGTCTGTTGCACGCGGTCGCGGTGCGACCAGGACACGGCCAGATCGCCCGCGATGGCGGCCGGCCAGCGTTGCCCGTTGATCTGCACGTTGCCCGGCGGGTAGGGCCGCGCCTGCCGGCGCGCCATCGTCACGCTGTCCGTCGGCGCGGAAGCCTCGGACAACGATCCCAAGCCTGTCGTCGGCAGCAGCTTGGCGTCGACAGTCTCGCCGGCCAGCCATTCCGTCGGGTCGATCCCGTTGAAATCGTACGGGAAGAAGAGCCGACTTCCGGCCGCGTGCGAAACCGGCACGGTGTCGAGCACGCCGCGGTCGACGGCGAGGGTGCCGGCGGCGGGGTCGATGGCGGTGACCGCCACCCATTCGACGCCGCCGACGATCGCGTACTCGCCGACCTCGACGTCGTCCATGTCGACGCCACCGGAAAAAGCAATCGTACTGCTGACGGCCGGCGGAAGATCTGCGGATAGGGTGCAGGTCGGACAAAAGTTGCCTACGGCCTGTTCGGCGAACGCCGCCAGCCCTGAGCGAGTCTTCAGCGTGAAGTTCACGGCGTCGGGCGATGGCCTGACCGCGGCGGCGATCAGATAGCCTACGTCCGCAGGCTGGGCCTGGGCGTCGTTCTCGCCGAGGGCGCGAACGATGTCCCAATAGGCCGCCTCGTAGGCCAGCCGGTACGGCGCCGCGGCCGGGGCGTTATTGGGGCTGGCCCAGCCGACCGGTTGTTGCGCGGCGTAGCTGTTGGTCGGCAGGCCGAAAATATCCTCGACCGCCTCGACCGTGATCTTGCCGTCCTGGAGCGTTCCGCCCTGGACCGATCCGACCCGGTAGACGACGTCGGCCAACCCGAGCTTGGGCCACGAAAACCGGAACACGTCGCCCGCGCGGAGGCTCCAGCCTTGACGGTTGACCGTCAACCGGATCTTGCCGAGCGGGGTCGATCGCGCCTTCAAGTCCCGCATCGCCACCCGCTGGGCCAGCCCGTCGTCCCGAATGCCGGGGTAGCTGACGGTTTCGCTCACCACGCCGCCCTGGACCTGGATGTTGCCGAGGTCCTGCACGGTGATCGAGGCATCTTTCTCGTCGGCCGTGGTGTATTTCAGGACGATCTCGTTGACCGTCTCGCCGAAGGCCGCCCGCTGATAGCTGTCGAGGCTGACGACGTTCGATTCGTTCAGAAGCGGCAGGCCGGCCGGCGCGTAGTCCGACCGGATCAGCTTGAGTTCGAACAGCCCGGTCGAGGGGTTCATCCGGAACACGCCGCCGATGTGGTCGAGCACCTGCTGGATGAACTCGTGAATCGGCCCCTGCCGGTTGAAGAGGAGCGAGAGCCCGAAGCTCTCCGCGTGCAACGTGTCGGCGCAGGCTCTGAACCGGCTATCGTCGAGCGCGGGGGCCGGATACCCCATGCCCCAATCGGCGTTGGTGACGCACTCGTAGAGAATGTGCGCCGGGTTGGCGTGGCCGCCGATGGCGCGCTTCGCGTCGTACCAACCCTTGGCCGGCAAGCGCTTGACCCTGAACGCCCAGTTCTTGAGATAAGGGTTGTTGCCGATGTAGACGTGTTTCAGCACGAAGGAGAGCACCCCCCGGAACGCCGGACAATCCGGGCCGAGCCTGGCGGCGAGGTAAGCATCCTGCGCCTGGTTCGCTTCGCCGAACTTGAACCCGACCGTGCCCGAGACGCCTCCCTCGCGCTTCTCGCCGCCGAACAGATTCTCGGCGCTGATCGCGACATCCTGCGTCGACGTGACGTTGCCCGACCAAGCGAGCCGGTCGCCGACGGCAATCTGCTGCACTTCGTCTACCGGCCCGTGGCACACCGCCAGGTGCATGCCGATGTAGTATTTATATCCGACGGTCTGCTTCTTGCTGCCGAACCCCATTACCGTTTCTCCATCCGACGCATCCGACGTGCGTGCTCGACCACAGCCTGCGCCATGGCGTCGCCGGTCGCGAGCAGATCTTCCTCGGGGATGCCTTCGCGCAAGAAGCGCTCCCAATCCAGGCCGTGGCGCTCTGCGAACGCCCGCATGCCGCGGGAACAGTAGCCGGCGTGGCCGTACAGGCTGCGGGCATGGGCGAGCGTGACCCGCACTACTTCTTGCCCCCCTTCTTCTTGATCGCCTTGGTGCCGAGGTCGCCGTACCATACGACGTTCGGCCCCTTGACCGTCACCGTTCCGAACACCACCGGAATCGGGCGTCCCTCTTCGGCCGTAGGGACCTCGAAGTCCTGCAACACGGCCGGCTTCGGTTTCGGCGGCTTCGGGGCGAGCGCCATCGACAGCGCCGTGGTCGCCAGCAGGATGGCGACATAGATCAAATCGTCCCAGCCCATGACCAGCAGGATCAGGGGCATTTGATCGAGCAGGCGATCGGCGAAAGCTTGCGCGTCCATCAGTACAGGGTTTGAAGGTTGAATGGGTTTTTCAGCGGAATATACGGCCAGCCGCCGTAATTCAGGGTGTTGGCGAACGTGTTCTTGCAGGTCGACAAGGTATGGTCGCAGCCGGGGTAAAGGTCGACCGTATCGCCCACCGCGAGGCCGACGATCGGCGCGGCCAGGGTCAACGTCACGCCGGCGTGTCCGGTCACCATCCGGTTGTCCGAAACGCCCGCCGCGCTGTTCCAGGCCAGAAAGCCGCCGGCGAAATAACCGTCGGCCCGGCCTCCCGCCGCGTTGACCTGCACCGTGTTGCCGCCGATGGCCGCTACCGTGCCGGCGACCTTGAACAGCGCCCGGTTGATTCCGCACGCCGCGCCGTACAGAACGTGCGGACACTGGCGCTGGTAATGCCGGCGCAAGGCGTTGCGGCGGATCGAGGTGTACGCCGGTTCCGAGTGCAAGAACGCCTCCCCGCCGCGCCATTCGCAATTGAGGACTCGTCCGATCCAGACCAGCACCGCGTCGGCGTCGCCCCGGTGCCGGCGCCAGATTTTCACCGTCACGACATCGCCCGGCGGATAGAGCCGGAACAGGTCGGCCACGGCGTTGTCGCGCGACAGCGTGATTTCCAGGTTGATTTTGTTCATCTCCGACGACTCGTCCAGCGTCGAGCGGGTCAGCGCCGCGCGGACGAAGGTTTGCCCGTTCCACGTCTGGTCCTCGTCGGCCGAGGTGAAGCGCCAGTAATCGACGCCGCGATTGAACTCGTACAGTTCGACCGGGGCGCCCGAATAGGCGGAAGCTTCCAGGACGCTATACGTCATAATGCAGGGTCCTCACCGTGTGCGACGATTCGGCGAACGCCGCGGTCCGCCAGGCGATTTCGACCTGATCCTGGTCCAGCCGGACCAGGGACAGGAACGACACCTGCCGGATGTCGTCCGGCTGAATCGCGGCGCTGCCGAGCGCCGAATCGATTTGCAGATTTTCCTCCGCGTCCGACAGGATCGCGGCGTCGGTCAGCCGGCGGTAATGGATCGCGCCGTTCCGGAGCTGGATGCGGATGTCCTTGCGGCCGTTCTGCTGCCGGGCGTATTGCGCGTAGCCGGTATTCCGGACGGTGATCTGCGTGGCGTTGGCGCCGATCGGCTGGGTGACCGTGAAGTCGCTCGTCTGGCTTGGGAACCAGAAGGGCGTCAGCCGCCCCGACAAGGCTCCCAGCATCCTTCGGTACCGGTCGACGGCCGCGCGTCCGTTCAGGAACCAGCGGAATTGCTGCAACCGGTTCGGCACGGCGCCTTCGTACTCGACGAACGCCGGTCCGGTCTGGTAGTCGAATTCGGCGATCTTGTGAACGAATTCGGCTTCGAGGCTGCCCGCCCAGTTCGGCGCGTCCTCCAGCACGGGCAGCCCCCGGTACGCCGGGTACGTGTCCGGCGCTCCCAGGGTTCCGGCGTCGTCGAACCGGAAATTGACGACCAGTTCGGCGACGTCGCCGGTCAGCCGGGTCAGCGCTTGCCGGGCGCCGATCCGCCCGAGCCGAGCCGGGTAGACGTAGG